GTCGTGGGTCTAAATAATGTTCAAATTGTTTCTTGATTTGTTGTCTTAATTTATATTGTTCTCTAAATCTCAAATAAAAACCTATACTTCCTGTAATAAATTGTGATATTAAAGACCATGTAACGTCTATTAAAACTCCTGTAGTTATCGTATAGTAGCCGTATAAGCCCGTTAAAGCCATCGTTAGTAAAGCTAGACCTATCCCCCAAGTTATACCTAAATAGCTTATAAACGCCCATACGAGCCCTATAGACGCTATAAATATAAATAACTCTAAAGCTAATGCGTAATCGGGTATATAGGGGCTATCTTGAATTAAAAGAGATTCTGCAAGAGCTGCTTGTATTTTATGTGGTTCTAAAAGTCCAACAGGCGTAGCAATTTGCGGCATAACACCATTAGCGGTAACACCTACAAAAACAAATTTACCGTTTACATTCATTTCTTGCAGATTAGTTTCTTCGGTTTTTACCCAACTAATCCACTTACGACCTAAACTATCAGTTTTTACTGGCGGTATACCACGTATAGCTATTTCTTGTATACCGTTTTCGTTTGTAGTGATAATATAAGTTTTTACATCAAATAATGCTTTATATATCTGCGTACCAAAAGAAGCTAACCAACCATCAGGAGACTTTAATAAGAGAGGAATTCTCCTAACAAGTTGGTCAACTTCGGTGGGAGCGGTAGCTATTCCTTGTAATATATTATCGTAAGCGTAGAAATTTTCTTTCACTCCCTTAGTAAGTATACCGCCAATATCGTCACCTTTTATAACTGTTCCTGTTGTTTTAGGGTAATTACCGTTAGGTGTTTCAAACATAGCTATTACACTAGGACCATAGCCTAAAGACCTGGCAAAATCTTCGTCTCCTAAAAGTCTGTCAGGCTGTGGAAAACTTATTACCCAACCAACGCCTAAAGCACCTCGACCTAATAATTCAAGTTGAATATCTGCTAATCTTTTTCTAGGTAAGGGATAACCACCCTCACGTTCTACATCTTCTTCAGTTATATTTAAAATGGTAAAATTACCACTAGGTGAAGGTGTTTGTATAAACGTATCAAACGTTTTAAGTTTTATAATCTCTGTGGGTGTTGATTGAAATATTAACGGTAATGCTAATAATATGATTAAAGGTAATATATATAATTTTTTCATCCGCTACTTTGTCTAATAGTAATAGTAGAATCGCCACCACCATTTACTTTTATTATATTAGAAACTCCGTCTTGTATCAAAATTACGGTATAGCCACCACTTGCATTTAAATCTACTTGGACAGATTCACTAACTTTTCTACGTAAACTTACTGTTTGACCCGTTACTATAGTTGTTATTTGTGTATCCGAATCTTGACCTATTAGGGTGCCTGATATACTCACACCTGTTGCTAATGCTAATTGGTCTTCATCATCTTCTATAGCTAAAGCATCAAGAACATTTAATAAATCTTCTAAAAAATTTACGTCAAGATAATTAATATCTAGTTCAGTAAACTCTAAACTATTATCCTCTAAAAAATCTTCTGCTAAATAATCAATATCTAAATCATTAAAATCTAATAAATTAACTGTTTTAGCAGTTGCTGTTTCTTCTTGAGTAATACCATCTTCTTTTGGAGGAGTTACTATTAACATATTATCTATAATATCTAAAGATAAATCTAATATTACAGGTTTACTCGGTGCGTTTTCAAAAACATCAACTGTTGTAGCTTGATACGGTTTATTTAATAAAACACTACCTGTAGCTGTTACTACTTCTATTTCACCACTAGATAAACCAAATGCGTCAGGAAGTAAAATTATAAGACTGCGACCTAATTCATCTACAGTAGCTGTAAAATCCGTACCTCTAATAGCAATATTTGCTGTAGGAGTTGATAATTTAATATTTTGTTTATCTATACGATTTAAATTACCCGTAATAAATCTTGCTGTTCCTAATGCAAAATTAAGAGACATTTTAGATTTACTAGGGTCTGGGTCATAGATATATTCATCTATAAGTAGTTGAGAATGTTCAGTAAGTTTTACAATCGATTTATCTAAAAAAGTAATAGCCATACGACCATTTGTTGTAATAGCCTCATCATTACTTTGTATAGCAAATTGTAAATTAGCGTCGTAAGGTTTATCCCTTACTATTTGAGCAGAACCGTTTAGTTCAGATATATCTCCTATATTAGCAGCTTGTGCTTGTGCCGCCGTCGTTTTGAATGACGCACACAGTACCACTACCACCGTCAGATATAATCTTAAGCCAGTCATTATCTAATGTACTTGATTGTGTAATATTAAACGTTCTTGAATTACCTGTTTGGTCTAAATAAAAATAACCACCTGCGTAACCAGACCCTGTGAAATTAACTGTGTTACTATCACCGTCTACATCTACATAGCTAGTTCCACCATCATAGTCAATATCAAAATCAAAAGTATTACCGTCACCATTAATTATCCAATCTAAATCTAATGTTGCGGCTAATGCTATGGTTCCGTGGTCAAGAGTAAACGTATTTGTACTACCCGTTACATCGACATTATAATCTGAGTTATCGATACCGTATGTGTTTGTTGGGTCTCCTTGTATAGTAAAAGTATTACTATCGCCATCAAACTCAAAAAAACCTGTAATAGAATCACCGTAAATATCTCCTAAAAATTTATTAGTATCACCTATTTGATTTATATCTAAGGTCATCGTAATACCGTCTAAATCTAACGCTGTTAACGTACCAGCAACAGAATTAAGTCCACCAATAATATTACCTGAACCAAGTTGTTCTAAATCAATATTTGCTGTAGCACCTGATTGGTCAACATATATTTCGTTATCAGCTGCAAAAACAAATGTTGAGGTTAGTAATAAACTAATTAATATTTTCATCTTTCACCTCCCAGTAACCTTTATCATAGCCTATTTTGACGATTTGCAAAACAGCTTCCTCAATAGCTTTTTGTAATGCTAACGTTGCTGGTTCATTTTCAGCGTCACCTGTTTCTATTTCTACTAATTCTGTTCCTGCTTCTATAAACCTAAAAACATCCTGTGACCTTCCATAACTATATATTTGTTTACTAATTAAAACATCTATTAAAACTTCTCCAGTAGCTATAGAAACCATTCTAAGGGCAACGGTTATGTTATCTACCCTATATTGTGTGCTTGTTCCGATACCTAAATATCTAGCTCCTCTACCACCGCTTTTTATATTTGAATCAAAACCGATTACAGCACCTTCCATTAAAACACCTGCAAAAAGTAATGGCATAATAGGTTTAGGTCCATCAGTTTTTTCATTTTGTTCTCTAGCTGAACGTATAAGTTGTCTTTCTTTTGTAAGATTATCTAAACCTACTCTTTCAGCAACTCTAAAAAATTTACCATTAGCAGTATGTTTTAAACTTCTAATTAATAAATGGCTCGGTGCTTGTGTAAGAGCGGTAGAAAATAAAGCAAACTCACTATTACTTTTTCTTTGTCCTGTTTGGTCTGTAAAACTATTCGGATAAACAGCAACGACAATAGGAACTTTAGGCTGTGCAACTTGTAATAATTCTTCAGATTGTATTTCTAAAACATTGGGCAGTGTTTTATGTTTTGATATTGTGTTGTTTACAGATACTAAACTACAACTAGAAAGCAAAATCGCCAATAGGCAACTGTATCTCGGTAATATTTCCATCAGCATCGGTTATCTTTAAAGTAATAATATCGTTTTCAATACTGTATTCTATAGTGTTTCCTTCTAACGACAAAACACCTGCTGTGCTAGGAGTTTCACCAAATAAATTTTCTACTAACTGTCGTGACAGTTGTGCATAGATTCTTGATTCTAAATTACGTATAAATCTAGCTAACGTAGTGTTTTCTTTATCTCTTTCTATTTGTTCTTGTAAAGCTTTGATTTCTTCTTTAATACTCATTTTACGATTGAATTCTTGATTTTCAATCGTTAAATAATGTGATGATGTATTTATACCACTGAAAGAAGGATTTTTAAATTTATGAACTATTTGGTCTGCTTTGATGTTTTGCACAAAAATACCAATAATTAAAATTATGCCAATGAGTATTATTGACCATAGCAATTTATCTTTTTCAAGCTGTTCTTTTTCTAATTGTTTTTTAGTCTTTTCTTTGGTCATCTCTATCTGCCTTTGCAAGTTTATCTTGGTTTATTAATTGAGGTACTCCTAATATAGTTTTTATCATAGTATCTTGTCTTATAATTTCGTTATCAAGACTACGTACTCTATCTATTAAAGCAACTAAAATACCGTGTTGAGAATCAAGTTTTGTGCCTAAACGTTCTTCTATTGCTGCTATTTGTGATTCTACTTTTTCGTCAACAGCATCTAATTTAGATTCCATGCCATCAACAATACGTATAACTAATTTATAAATAAACCAACCAAGACCTATTGCTGCTGCTATAGGAAATCCAACTTCTTGAATTACTGTTACTGCAGATTCCACTAGTAATCACCCCAAACTTTAGTTTTAGTTCCGCCGTGATATTCTACTGCATGACCTTCTTTAATTAATATTTCACAAATATCTTTACCATCTTCAGTATAAGGTATGCCTAATATACGACCGTACTTACCTTTACCCAATGATTTAACTTTTATTTTACCAACACAAAGTTCTTTCAATCTTTCTTTAGCAGCAAGTCCTAATACTTTTTCTGCTTTATCTCTTGTTCTTGATTCAGGTGTATCTATACCTGCTAATCTAACACGTTGTTTATGTAGTTTTACATCGAAACCTAAATCTAAACAACAATCAAAAGTATCGCCGTCTACAATACGTTCTAGTGTTGCATTATATATAAATGCCTCTGGTGATTTTTTAGCCATTTAACACTTCCATCTTCTACGTGCTTGTCTAATTCTTGAATTAGGGTCGTTTCTTGTTTTAGCAGAACTGCGTTTTAATTGTCCAAGTGACCTTGCACAATACGATTTACGTCTTTTTGCAGCTTTACTACCTTTTTTAACTTTACCTGTTACAGCACCCTTTAATTTACTACCAGGATTAGCTTTTCTATAAGCTCTAATACCTTTTTTAGTCATACCCGCCCCAGCTTTCGTGGGTCGGTAATTACCACCTTTTCCTGTAGTTCTTTTTATGGCTTTAGCTTTTTTCCTAGGCATTATTTCTTTTTCCTAGTAACTTTTTTCTTAGTTGTTTTTCTAGAACGTTTTATAGCTTTATCACTAACCGTTCCTTTTCCTGGTCTGCTTGTTCCAGCTTTTTTCCTTTTGTTTATGTTATACCATAATCCTTTTTTAACACGTCTACCGTCTTTAGTAGTATGGTATCTGCTACTTGATTTTTTCTTTGCTGCCATAATTAATCCTCGTATAAATTATTAAAAGTTATAGAAGGGTCTAAATAACTTTCATGCCCTTCTGCAGAATGCACGTGTTGTGATGGAACAAAATCTGGAGCACCCTCACCAGTTACCCATAAAGCAGGACTTGTAGCCCTTACTCTGTTATTTGGTAAAGCAACTAAGTTACCTTTCCATTCACAATCTTCTGTTATATATAATACATGAGACTGTTTGTGTTGTGCAGGACAGTCTGCAATAGCATTATTTGTATAATCTACTGTAAACATATACTTACCAGTATAAAACTTTCCATCAATTTTGCAAAGCCATGGAGAAGAACTAACTCTATCCATCACTATAACTGAATGGTCTCTAGATTCACAATCCCAAGGCTGACATAAATGGTCTTCCATCGGCTCAGCCCATTCTTCTACAGGAATATCAGCTATTAATGCTTGTATTGGCATACGTGCCCACATTGCACCACCATGAATATTTCCTTCTTCCCAATCATCGTATTCAGTTTCACAACCTGTAAAAACAACTTGGAAACTTAACGACCTGTCAGGAATAGTATTTACAGCAAAAGCTATAGCGTGAAGAAACTCACCATGATATTTAGAATGATTAGCTGTAAATTCTCTACGCACCCAACATTTAAAGTGCGGAATATTACTTATAAGGTGAGGCACTACTTCTTCTTAGAAGTTTTTCTTTTCATTGTTCTTTTTTTAGAACCGCCCTTCTTTTTATATTTAGAGCTTTTTATTTTACCACCCCTTTTATATCCTTTTGAAGTTTTCATATTATTTTCCTTTTAATACTCTATCTCTTAGCCTAGTCGCACGAGGTCCTACTTGCGTAGCCCAACGACTATCCATCATTTCAACTGCAGCAGTTTTCCAATCATGTTTTTCCATTGCAGTTAAAAACTTTTTAAATTTTAGTAATCTTGTTATACCTAAATTAAAACTCATATTAGCTATAACTCTTTGTAAATCTTCAGGTAAATCTTGCCACCATTCTAAATTTCTATTTAAATCCTCTATAACTGTTGTTATATCTTTTTCAAAACATTCTTTTATACGTTCTTCTGATACAGGTGTATCTACTTCTTTACCGTGTTCAGGGTCTGTTTCTAATACTAAATGACCTATACCGAATGTTGGATAACCTAAATGGTCTAAATAAATTTTATTTATACAACCTTCATCGA